CGAAGGTTGGAGTAAAGACGATACTTATGTAGTTTATTTACTCATACAGTTTTTATCTTATCATTGTCGTGAAGCAATATCTTCACAGGATGTTGAGTACATGGCAATAGCTGAGAAAGAAAGATTATTAACAATGACATAAGGAAAAATATGAAAGCAATATTAATTGATGTAAAAAATGAAGAAGTTAGAGAGATAGATTTCAACGAAACTCTTAAACATATTTATGAATTAGTTGACTGTGCTACATTTGATGTATTTAGAATAGACGGAGTCAATGGCATCTATGTAGATGATGAAGGATTGTTTGTTGAAGACCAACGATTTTTTATTTATCATGGTACTAATCGTGACGGTTCGCATGGTAGGGTTCAAGCATTAGCAGGTAATGGTTTAATTTTAGGAGTAGATAGTGAAGGAAATAGTATATCTCCTACATTAACTGTCGAAGAAGTACGAGAAGCAGTAGACTTTCAACCACGAGGATTTGACGTATGGCATTAAGAATAACTAGAGGACAAGTAGCTCACGAACCTGTTACTGGTTCAAGAGGAAAGAAAACTCACATAGGTAGAGGTAATGTAGCTACTGCTACTATGCCTAAAAGAAAAAAACAAACTTATAAAAAATATAGGGGGCAAGGTAAATGATTGATATATCACAAGCAACACTAGATGTTATAAAAGCAATTAAACAAAAGAAACAAATACAATTTGTGTATGGCTCTAATAATTGTATTAGAGAGTTAGAACCTACAGGATTTTTTGGAGACTTTGATGGGTTTGAGGGAAAAGATATTTTACTTGACGCACATAGAAAGTTTCACTTTCGTAAAGTTACTGAGTGGTTTGGTATTCCACAAGAGTACGAATTAAATATTAGTGTAGAATGTCATTCTTACCCAACAGACGAAGAAGTCAGAGAGTATTTGGAAGATATTTTAGAAGATATCAGACCTTTAGTGTATACAATAAATCCTATAGAAGAATAATGACAGAGTATGACGTACATGAAATGTATGCAGAGCAACAACTTAAAGATACTATAACTGCTCTCCATGCCAACAATGGAGTCTTGACAGTACACTTTAAAGATGGTACAATTGAGGTTTGGAAAAGAAACTGGAGAGGTAAACTCAAAAGAATTCAAAAGAGGACACAACAATGAAAAGAAAAGATTATGTATATATTGTAGCTTACGTATTGTTTTTTGGTTGGTTTGTTAATACAATCGTAGAAGAAAAACAATATCAAAATGAACAATTTAAAAAAATTAATAAATTAAATAATGATTTAATAACTATATCAAATTATATTGATAAGAATATCAAAGATGTTAAAGACAATAACATACAAATAGATTATATTTCATTACAATTAGACGAACTTAGAAATGACTTGGAAGATACTAAAAACTCTGCTGAATCTTTCTATCAAATGTTTTTTGATACTCAACAACAAAAAGTTGAAGAAGAATTAGTTATAGAAGAAGACCGAACACAGGACTTGCGAAGCACTCCTGCTCCTTCAATAACTAAGGAGAATGAGGAATCCCCACCTCAAGAGCAAGAAGTTGTAGAAGCTCCTGTCGTACCCGAAATGCCTGTCGAAGTACCAACAGTCAAGATAACTACTGCTTCTTGCCCTACTCCAAACAAAAATCTATTACCTTTTATTGAAGATATTTATTTGCGAAGAGATTATTCTTTTACAGTTTTTTATGACGTTAAAGATTCTACAATAATTAATGTAAGATATGACGGGTATGTTCCTAACAAACTTAAAAGAGGAATACAGGCTTATTTAGATTCTTTTCAAAGTTCAGGTACAGTTTCAAACTGTTCTGTTAAATTAAGATTATTAGGAAATTAATATGGAAATATTTATTTTAAATCAAACTCAATTTAATGAGTGGGATAATTTCTGTTTAGATAATGGTAAAACTATGTACGAGAATGAAGATTGTTATATCAACGAGTATAATTCTAATAGTAAACTTTTTCTTGTTCATGTTCCTACATCTGAACAATCAGGTATTATAAACTTTCTTAAAAAATTGCTTGACAAGAAATGAGGAAGCGAGTATAATACATCACATCAACAATCAAGCCAAATAGGAGAAAAATTATGGCATTAGTAGAAGGAAAAGCATATTGGGCAAGCGTGACTACCCCCAACACTACATTCGAGCCAGTCTATTCAGTAGACTTAGTAGTAGACGAGGAGACTGCATCTGAGTTTCAATCGTCAGGTCACAGAGTCAAAGACTTAACAGTTAAAGACTCAAGTGGTAATCCTGTACCAGTCGGTAAGGCTATCACTATAAAAAGAAAAGTTAATGGACCAAACGGTATGATACGTAAAGCACCAAAGCTTTACAATGCTAGTAAGGAACTCATTGATGATAAGGTAGGTAATGGCTCTACAGTACGAGTACAGTACAACGAGTATGACTGGACTTGGCAAGGTAAAGCAGGTAAAGGCTTAGATTTCAAAGCCATGCAAGTACTTGACCTTGTAGAAGTATCGTCAGCAGACGGGTCAGAGATTGACCCATTTGGAGACGGGGAGGAGTTTTAATGACTGAACAAGAACCTAAAGTTGTCGAAGACTCTAACAAACCATTTATTACTATAGATGATGTACAAGTTTTCGTAGAAGACTTACCTGAAGAAGGTCAACAAATCTTTGGAAGACTACAAAGACTAAATCAAAAGAAAGCTAATCTTACGCTTGACTTAGAAGAATTACAAGCAGGTATTAATTTCTTTTCAAATAGAATTGTAGAACTCTACAATGTTGACGCACCTCAACAATCTGATGAAGTAAGCACAGAAGATAATTAGATTGTTCCCAGTATTTAAAGCTAGGCATTTCTGTGCAAGATGTCTAGCTTTTTTTATGGATAAAATATATGAATGATAATAATAAGTTTGTAAAATTTCATCTACCTTGTAATACTTGTGGTAGTTCAGACGCATTATCTTTAAATGAAGATGGCTCTACAAAGTGTTTTAGTTGTGGTGAATTTTTACCTAACAAAAACAATATAGGAGTACGCTCGGTGGAACACAAACCAAAACCTCAAACAACCCCTGCAAACCTATCTCATGGAGGTATGTTTGCTTCCCTGACAGATAGAAATATATCTGCAGATACTGCTAAGAAGTATGGTGTAAAGGTTGTGTATGACGCTAATGGAGAGCTATCTCAGCATCTATACCCTTACTACAATAACAATGAATTGACTGCACATAAAATTAGATATGTCAAAGACAAACGTTTTGCTACAGAAGGTAACTTTGAAGGCACAGGATTATTCGGACAACACCTATTCAAAGAGGGTGGTAAGTATCTTACGATTGTAGAAGGTGAGTGTGATGCCATGGCTGCTTACGAATTACTTGGTAGTAAATGGGCAGTTGTGTCAATCAAACGTGGTGCTCAATCAGCAGTCAAAGATATCAAAGAAAGTTTAGAATATGTAGAAAGTTTTAACAATGTAGTTCTTTGTTTTGACAAAGACCAAGCAGGTCAAGAATCTGCACAAGAAGTAGCTAAGATTATCAAACCAAACAAATGTAAAATAGTTACTTTGCCTGAAGGTTTCAAAGACCCTAACGATATGTTACGTAGTAAAAACTACGAAGCATTTACGAGAGCTTGGTGGGATGCCCAAGTGTTTACTCCTAGTGGTATCATCAGAGTTTCAGAAAAACAAAAAGAGTTTCTTAAACGAGACAAGAAAGCTAGTGTTCCCTATCCTTGGGAAGGTCTTAACAAAAAACTTATTGGTATGCGACAAGGAGAATTGATAACTCTTACTGGTGGTACAGGACTTGGTAAGTCTTCTATCACTAGAGAGATAGAGCATTGGCTCGTCAATCAAACTGAGGACAACGTTGGTATCATTGCACTTGAAGAAGATTGGAGACGCACAGTAGACGGTATCATGTCTATTGAAGCTAATGCTAGATTATATATAGATAGTGTCAGAGATACTTATGATGAAGATACTTTGATGCAAATGTTTGATAAGATATTTAGTAAAGACAGAGTCTTCTTACATGCACACTTTGGCACAAATGATTTAGATGATATCTTCTCTAAACTTAGATATCTTATTGTAGGTTGTGACTGCAAATGGGTTGTAGTTGACCACTTACATATGTTAGTTAGCTCTGTTACAGAAGGTGATGAACGTAGAGCTATTGACAACATCATGACTAGACTGCGTAGTTTAGTCGAAGAAACAGGAGCAGGAGTCATACTGGTATCTCATTTACGTAGAGTACAAGGAGACAAAGGGCATGAAAATGGAGTTAGCGTAAGCCTATCTCATCTTAGAGGGTCAAATGCTATTGCACAGTTATCTGATTGTGTGATTGCTTTGGAGCGTGACCAACAATCGGAAGATGATTTGGAGTCTAGAACTACACGACTTAGAGTGTTAAAGTCTAGATATACAGGTGATGTCGGCATGGCTACTGCTTTAGTTTATGACAAAGACACAGGTAGACTGTCAGAATATTCTGATTATGAATTATTAAATAGTGATACAGAAGATTTAAGTGTACCATTTTAAGTAGGAGAAATTATGGATTTAGTTTTTGACATAGAAACAGATGGACTTGATGCTAGTATTATCCATTGTATTGTTGCAATAGATGAACATGATTGTGTTCATGCTTTCGACAATCAACAGATAGACGAAGGTATAGAGTTCCTACAAAAAGCTGATAAACTTATCGGTCATAATATTATTGAGTTTGATATTCCTATAATTAAAAAACTAAAAGATGTCGATTTGTATGACGTAAATAAAGTTGTAGACACTTTAGTTTTATCTAGGTTATTTCAACCTAGTCGTGACGGAGGACATAGCTTAGAGTCATGGGGATACAGGCTTGGTTTTCATAAAGCTAAGTCACCTGAATGGGAAGACTTTACAGATGATATGTTAAAGTATTGTATTACAGATGTAACTCTTAATAAAAAACTATATCATTTCTTACAAGATAAATCAGCAGGCTTTTCTAAAGAAAGTATTAGGATTGAACATGATGTAACCAACATACTAGGTCAACAAAGACGTAATGGTTTTCTATTCGATATGCAAGAAGCCACCATGCTTATGAGTAAGTTAGGTAGATTATTACAAGAAACTGTAGATGAAGTACATAAAACTTTTAAACCAAAGTGGGTGGACGAGAAAGAAGTCATACCTCGTAAGAAAAAAAATGGAGAATTATCCAAACAGGGATTGACCAATCAGGAATATTCTGATATAATAAATGGGGTAAGACCATTTAAACCCTTCATGAGACAACGTTTACAAGAGTTTAACTTAGGCTCTCGTAAACAGATTGGTGAATACTTACAAGATTTTGGTTGGAAGCCAAAACAATTTACACCTACAGGTCAACCCAAAGTTGACGAAGGTACTCTAAAAGATATAACACATATCTACGAAGCTAAACTTATTGCAGACTTCTTATTGTATCAGAAACGAATTGCTCAGATACATTCTTGGATTGAAGCAGTTGGTAAAGACGAACGAGTTCATGGAGCAGTAATTTCTACAGGAGCTATTACAGGTAGAATGGCTCATAGAAATCCTAACATGGCACAAGTTCCTAGCGTAAGTAGTCCTTACGGTTCTGAATGTAGAAGTTGTTGGATAGTAGATAAAGGTAACAAATTAGTAGGTGTTGACGCTAGTAGTTTAGAACTACGAATGTTAGCACATTATATGAATGATGAAACATACACGAATGAAATTCTCCACGGAGACATACACACAACTAATCAACGACTTGCAAAACTTAAATCAAGAAATCAGGCTAAGACTTTCATATATGCCCTCATGTACGGAGCAGGAAATTCAAAACTTGGAAGCATCATTGGAGGAAGTTCAAGAGCAGGTAAACAACTTAGAGAACAGTTTTTTGATAGTAACCCATCATTTAAAGCTCTTACAAATAGAATTGAAAGAGCATCGTCAAAAGGTTACCTCAAAGGTTTAGACGGACGTAAGATAATTTTAAGACATCAGCATTCAGCTCTGAATACTTTATTGCAGGGTGGTGGTGCAATCGTAATGAAAAAAGCTTTAATACTTTTAGATAACTTATTAAAGCTAAATGCAATTGACTATAAGTTTGTTGCTAACATACATGACGAATGGCAGATAGAAGTTAAGGAAACTCAAGCTGAGTTTGTCGGAGAGTTAGCAGTTAAGTGTATAGAAGATGCAGGTAAATTTTTTAACATGAGATGCCCACTAACAGGTGAGTACAAAATAGGAGACAGTTGGAATGAAACCCACTAAAAAAGATAGAAAAAAGTTTGATATTGATTTAAAGTATGGTACAATACGTGAAGAAAAAATAGCAGACATGCTTACAAATAAAAAGATTGAAGTCAAATCAGAAAAAGATATTTGGCAAAAGTCAGGTAACATTTGTATAGAATATGAATCATGGGGTAAACCCTCAGGTATCAAAGCAACAGAAGCTGACTACTGGTTTCACAACTTATGTATTGGTGAAGATGAATACTGTACTTTGGTTTTTAAAACAGACACCTTGAAAAAAATTGTAAATGATTTGGATACATTCAAAACTGTATCAGGTGGTGACAATAATGCAAGTCGTATGTTCTTAATAAACTTACAGAAATTGTTTTCAACTGACGTAATCAAAGCATTTAAAGAGAGTAAAAAGAATGACAACAAAAAATAATTACACATCAGAAGCAGGTCATTGGTATGACGTAGACGGAAAACCTATGTATACTATTATCGGTGCTAATGGTAAAGAAAGAAATACTACATTACGTGATGCTAGGTCTTTAGGTTTAGTTCCTTCTGTTACTACTATCATTGGAATGTCTGCAAAACCTTCTTTAGATAATTGGAAGATTACACAAGCTTTGTTAGCGTCAAGAGAAATAGATAATGATGACCCTAACTACATAAGTAAATGTATGAATGCAGGTAAAGAAGTAGGACTAGAAGCGGCAAAACAAGGTACAAAAATACACGCACAAATAGAAAAAGGTTTTTTAGGTAAAGCTAAAACTAAACCATACAAAGTTATCAAACAATGGTTGGATGAAACATTCCCTGATGAAGAATGGATAGCAGAAGATTCTTTCTGTGCTACACAAGGTTATGGTGGTAAAATAGATTTATATTCTAAGTCAGGTATCTTTATTGATTTTAAAACTAAAGATAACTTAGAAGGTAAAGAAGCATCTAAGCTAGTATTTGATGACCATGGTATGCAGTTATCAGCGTACGCACAAGGTTGTAACGTAGATGAACCTACAAGAGTTTCTATCTTTGTTGATAGAGCTGATACAAGTTTAGTTTTACCTTTCGTGTGGGAGCAAAAGTCTCATAAGAAACACAAAGAAATGTTTAACAGTTTATTAACTTACTGGAAATTAGTTAAGAACTATGACTCAGAAGTAATATGAATGGAAGTAAATCTAAATTAATAAGAAAGAAAGCACATAGTCTTATGTATGATTGGTTACATACATTAGTTTCAGAAGAAGATGCAAAAGATATAACAAAGGATAACTATCGGGATTTTTTTCCTACCTTAGAAAAATATATTTATCACAATAGAAACTTAAAACTATCTTCTTTCACAGAGCGTTGGTTCATACAAAATATTAAAAAACAATCTAAGATTAAAAACATAGATGATATAACGTTACAGGATATAGTGTGAAACGAGGATATAGAAAACCAAGGAAGGTAAGACCTGTAGAGAAAGATGTTCCTGCAGGGTATGACTCTAAATGGGAATACACTCTACATCAGAGTTCTTTAAAAGAATGGAGTCATCATTCAGATAAAATTCCTTACATAGTAGAACACAACTACGAACCTGACTTTACCAAAGTAATAGATAACAAAGAATATTTATTAGAAGCTAAAGGTAGGTTTTGGGATTATAATGAATATAATAAATACGTTTGGATTAGAAAAAGTTTAAAGCCTAATCAAGAGTTAGTCTTTTTGTTTTCTAGTCCTAGCTCTCCAATGCCACAGGCAAAGAGACGCAAAGACGGAACAAAACGTAGTCATGCAGAGTGGGCAGAAAAAAATAATTTCAGGTGGTTCTCTGAACATACACTACCTGACGAATGGAAAGAATAATTATGGATTACAAATTTGATGAAAATATAAACTTACGAAGTGTACATCAGTATATTGATGATACCTATACACAACACTATGCTCATTCAAAGTATCAAGCAACAGATATGATTATTGATGCAGGGCATGGTGAAGGTTTTTGTATCGGTAATATCATGAAGTATGCTATGAGATATGGTAAGAAAGACGGTAAGTCTCAAAAAGATTTACTTAAAATTATACACTACGCATTAATTGCATTACATCTTAATGATAAGGAGAATACGTAATGGTCGAAGACAAGGTTGGTCAGAAAGAATACTTAGGTATTAAAATAGATTATAGTAAAGAAAACAAATTAAATAAATTCAGTTTAGATACACTTAAAGATAGGTATCTTTACGAAGCATCAGGAGAAACACATGCACAAGAAGCATTTGCAAGAGCGTCAGTCTTCTCAGCGACCTTCAAGGGGGTCACGGATTTTGAGTTGGCTCAAAGACTTTATAACTACAGTTCCGATTTATGGTTCATGTTTAGCACTCCTATTCTTAGCAATGGGGGAACCACTAGGGGTTTACCTATTAGCTGCTTTCTCAATTACGTACCTGACAGTCTTGATGGGTTATCTGCTCATTATGATGAGAACATTTGGCTCGCTAGTTCAGGTGGAGGTGTTGGTGGATATTGGGGAGATATTAGAAGTAATGGCATCGCTACTTCTAACAATAGTCGTTCTACTGGTTCAGTTCCATTCATGAAAGTAGTTGACTCTCAGATGTTAGCATTCAATCAGGGAGTTACAAGACGAGGTAGTTATGCATCATACATGGATATAAGCCACCCGGAAATAGAAGAGTTTATAAACATACGTAAAGAGTCAGGTGGAGACATAAACAGAAAATGTTTAAATATACACAACGGAGTTAACATCACTAATGAATTTTTACAAGCAGTACAAAATGATAATGATTGGAGATTGATAGACCCTAAAACAGGAGAAGCAGTTAAGACAGTTAATGCTAGAGATTTGTGGTGGCAGATTATAAATACTAGAGCAGAAACAGGTGAGCCTTACATGGTAAATATAGATACCTGCAATGAAGCTTTACCCAAAGAACAGAAAGATTTAGGTTTAAAAATTAGACAAAGTAATTTATGCTCAGAAATAACATTACCTACGAATGAAGAAAGAACTGCAGTTTGTTGCTTGTCAAGTGTCAACTTAGAATATTTTGATGAATGGTCAGAGAACGATACGTTTATTGCAGATTTAATTACTATGTTAGACAACGTTATTCAACACTTTATCGATAATGCAATTGACACAACAGAGTTAGGAGATTATAATGCAAACTTTAAAAGATTTAAAAATCATATACGAGAAGGTAAAGAAGGCTTTACTAAATCTAGCTTCTCAGCTTACAGAGAAAGGTCGCTTGGGTTGGGAGCCATGGGTTTCCATGCCTACCTTCAAAGAAAGAATATCCCATTTGAAGGTATCTTTGCCACAGGTTTTAACAACAAAGCTTTCAACTATATCAAAACTAAAGCTATGGACGCAAGTAAAACACTTGCTGAGATTCGTGGTGAAGCTCCTGATATTACTGGTTCAGGTATGCGTAACGCTAATCTTTTGGCTATTGCTCCTAATGCCAGTAGCTCTATTATATGTGGTGGTACTTCCCCTAGCATTGAACCATATCGTGCAAACATATATACACACAAAACTTTATCGGGTTCTTACCAAGTTAAAAATAAATATTTAGAAAAAGTTATTGCTAAAAAGAAAGGAAACAAAACAAATATATGGAAAGAAATTTCTGCAAACAAAGGCTCTATACAGAGTATGGATATATTCACAGATAAAGAAAAAGAAATATTTAAAACTGCAGACGAATTAAATCAGATATGGGTTGTAGAACATGCACATATGAGACAACAGTATATCTGTCAAAGTCAAAGCGTAAATTTATTCTTTGTTCCACCTAAGGCTACAGAGAATCAAGAAATACATGATGAGTATTTACAATATTTAAATGACGTACATTGGTATGCTATGCACAAACTAAAGTCGTTATATTATTTCAGGTCAGACTCAGCTAGAGACGCTGAAAATGTAAATATTAAAATACCTAGAATTAATTTAGAAGACACAGAATGCATAGCCTGTGAAGGATAATATTATGGCAAAAGAAAAATTTGATGATATGTACGAGGGTAGATTTGATGCCCTGCAAAAAAAGTATGAAGCTGAAATTGCTATTGCAAAATCAGAGTTAAGAACTTACTTTGAGTTAGGTATGGGTGTTGCAGAACATCCTCATATTATAGAGTCTATGGATTTACTTCTAGATAAAATGGCTACGGCTCAAGAAAAACTTGACCTTTTATGTAAGGAGTTTTAATGGAAAAAAAATTTAGTGAGTTTTGTAGACGTATGTGGCTAGACCATTGTGATGAAAACAAAACTCCACACTCTATAGTTTACACAGAAGAAGAATATAAAAACAAATTTAACAAATGGCTACTAGAACAGTACGCTAAATCACAGGAGAAAAAATGAGTTTATTAGGAACACGAAATTATTACAAACCTTTTGACCATCCATGGATGTTTGATTATTATGTACTACAAAATCAAATGCATTGGATGCCTGAGTCTGTTCCCCTACATACAGATGTCAAAGATTGGCAAGAACTAACAGAAAAAGAAAAAAATCTTTTAACACAAATTTTTAGATTGTTTACACAATCAGATGTTGATGTTGGTTCAGGTTATGTAGATAAGTATATGAGAATGTTTAAAAAACCTGAAGCAAGAATGATGATGGGTTCGTTTGCGAACATGGAGTCTATACATCAACATGCTTACAGTTTACTACTTGATACAGTAGGTATGCCTGAAATAGAATACAAAGCTTTTGCTGAGTATGAAGCTATGTCTAAAAAACATGAATACGTTACAGAGTTTAAACCTACGATTAAAGATAAAAGAAGTATTGCTAAAACATTAGCAGTTTACTCAGCATTCACAGAAGGTTTACAATTATTCTCAAGCTTTGCTATCTTGTTAAACTTTCCTAGATTTGGTAAAATGAAAGGTATGGGTCAAATAGTAACATACTCTATTAAAGATGAAAGTTTACATGTGGAAGCTATGACTAAATTATTTCAAGAATTTATTCAAGAAAACATAGAGATATGGACAGATGATTTTAAAAAAGAACTCTATGATATTTGTAGAGAAATGGTTGAACACGAGGATAAGTTTTTAGACTTGGTGTTTGATATGGGAGACATACAAGGTCTTACAAAGAAAGATATGTATGCATATAATAGATACATAGCTGATAGAAGATTACTTCAGCTAGGATTAAAAACAAACTATGACCAAAGAGAGAATCCTTTGGGTTGGTTAGATGAAGTTATGGGAGGTGTAGAGCACCAAAACTTCTTTGAAGGTAGAGCAACGTCTTATATGAAAGCAGGATTACGTGGAAAACAAGACGGTGTTATTTTTACGGAGATAAATAATGAAAGCATCGGAAGCTAATATTATTTCTTTTAAAGTAATTTTTGACTCAAAAGGAAAACTAATTACGGAAACGTCTAGTCTTCCTTTTGATGATGCCAAAAAAGTTTTTAAAGGCTACGAGTTAAAAGTTGTAGAAACAATATTACGAGAAACCAAACAAAAAATATTAAAGATACACGAAAATTTAGAATCAGAATTGAATGCGTTAAATACTAAAATTAGTTAGCTAACGGATTTTTGTTTTCGTCTTTAAGTGTAGCTACGTCAGCTTTAAGTGTGGCTACTTCTGTCTTGAGACTAACAATATCAGAACTGTTATCAGGAATAACAATACCGTCTATTTGTTTTTCTAAATAATTTACAGATGTTTCAATAGCTACAAATCTTTCCTCAATAATTTTTTGAGCTTCTTCTGTGTCTCCAATGCCACCTATCTCTGCTTCAAGATTTTCAAGTCTATTTACATACGTAGCACCCGTATATCCAAAACCTGCTAATGTTCCTACAATACCTACGAGGGCAATTAGTTGTGTTGTTTTATTTTCAAACCATTCCATATTTTTCTCCATTATAAATTAGGTTGCATGTCTATCATGTTACCTAGTGTTTCAAGATTAGCACCTGCTAACCCATAAAAAGCTTGTGTATTATCTACAATCATAGCATCTGTATAGATTGCTCTAGGTTCATACCACGTTTCTTGTTGAGGTATTTGAGCTTCTCTGTATGCATCAAAGCCTGCAACATATCCTAAGTAAGCTACAAGAGTTGTACTGTCTGCGTACTGTCCTGTCTCCTCTTGTTGTTGTTCGGCTTGTTCTTGTTGTTCTTTAATATTGTTGGCTATGATTTGGTCAGCTACTTGGTCAGCTTCACTAGCTGTCATAACTCCTGAAATAGCTGTATCAATTTCTCCTTGCATATTTTGTACCTGTACATCTGCCATCATAACTTGAGGAGAATCATCTACTGTAGGCATAGGGGTAATACTAAAACTTGTAGAGCTTCCTACTTCTCCACCACTCATAGACAACACTTGATTTGTTTGTACATTTGCAGATGTAATTTGGTCTGACATACTAGGAGAATTAGAAATACTAATACCACCTCCAGAATTACCTCCAGAAGCTCCATACGTGCTCATAGAGCTACTTGAATTACTAGACCCACCACTTGCGTAGGATGAGCCAGTTGAGTTGTTAGAATGGCTTATACTATTTGAAGCAGTTCTTAGTGTTCCTGCTACAACTTCTAGTGCAGATACTCTTACTGAGCTTTTTTCTTCGTTGGTTTCTTCGTTGATTTCTTCGGCTTCGGCATATAACTCTTCAGGTTCTTCTTCCATGATTTCAATTTCTTCTTGGAGTTCTTCCAACTCTTCTTCAAGCCATTCTTCCATTTCTTCAAACGCTTCTGCCAGTTCTTCTTCATCTCTTTCATCATTTCTAAACTCATCTTCTAGTTCCTCTCTTATAATTTCAAATTCTAATATTTCTAATAAATCAGGTGTATGTGAAAATATTACAGGCTCATCCAGTCTTTCAAGACTTACGATATATTCTTCTTCAATGACTGGTAAAGCTTCATAAGATTCTTCAATAAATATTTCTTCAAAGTATACTTCGTCTTCATATTGTTCCTCAAAGAGAATAACAAAGACTTCTTCTACGTATTCAGGTTCATAATCTTCTATAGGTTCTTCGTACCATTCCTCTTCAAATATAAACTCTTCGTAGTACTCTTCTTCTTCATAGCCATAATCAAAATCATCTTCAACATAATAAGCTATCGATTGTTCTTGCTGATAACCTGCACAGAACGGAGCATACTGAGGGTCTTCATCACATTGTTGGTCGTCATAAGCTTCCCAATATGAAGGACATGCCATATCATATAAAGCATCTAAGTCACATTGCTGTGTTAAATAAGCTGCTGCATATCCTGCACAACTAGAATCATTTAATGGGTCACTACAATCTATACTGTTTCCTGAACCTACACCATATAAACTCCCACCATTCTCTAAAGATGTATTACTAGCTGTACCATTCCAATCAGTACTTACGCATGTACCTGCAATGTTTGTTGTACCTGTATTACATTCATCATGAAAAAGGTACTGGTAGTATTGTGATGTACTTCCTTGCTCACCAATCAAAACATCATGTTGAATAATATCTAGTGCCCCGTACCTATACTCAAAAGTATTGTTTGTCCAAAGTATAACTTCAAAACTATTATCAGATGCTCTATTGTATTCTTTTAAATCATACCAACCAAAGACTGCTTTATCACTAAAGTTTTTGGCAAGCATTTTAGATTGGTTGTCTCTGATTAAGTCTGTCCAAAACACAAACATAGTATTAGTGTACTGAGGAAGAGGGTCAGGAGTATAGTCACCACAATAGTTATTGTAATTTACATTGCCTGTACCTAAACCAAAA